TTAACGATGTCATCAATGAAGATGTAATCGATGAATATGGATTTAAAATGAACCACGATAAACCAATTTATACATCTTGGGGTTTTGAATCAAAATTCGATAAGATGGATAAAGATTTTTTAAAAAATTCTCTTGAAAATAAAATAGAAAAAGAATATGGTAAAATTATTTCCAAATTCAAAATTTTAGAGCATAATTGGGAAATGGATGGTTATTGTTATATTGTTAGTGGTGAAAAAGGCAATCAAATAGTAACAACAAATCATGGTAAACCGATGGTTGTTGATAAGGATTATCTTCATACCAAGATAAGTGAATATAAAGAAACTATACAGGAAACAGAGAGAGCATTGTTTTTAATTAAATGAATAATTGGATTAATATTTTGGAAAAATTGTCATTAGAAAATAATGCAATAAAAGAAAGTGATATTCTTATTAATCTCCCACAACAATTACATTCCGATTGGGATAATTTTATGAGAGGTAAAACTTGTCCTCTTCTTGATAATGGTGATCATGGAGTGTATAATTGGGATCTAAATCAGTTTTTAAATAAGTTTTAATGATCAATAGTATTACAATAACCGATCTATCTACGGCTGTTTCAAATTCTTTTAAAGTAATTGAACAGAATGCTTGGATTTCAACTGTAGATGAAGCTGATGAGAAAAAAATAAGAATGATGAGGAAAAATTTTTGTAAAAAAATGATTCCTTATTTTGCTCAATATTTTTATGATTGGTCTGATGAGGATGATGATGTATATATTCAAAAAAATATAGAAGAACAAGGGCCGAGAGAACAACATGTTAATAATATTATTTCTTTTTTACAATCAATTGTGGAGTCTAATAAAGTGTATCATCTTGGCATTAATTGCTTTGCTGGTGTTTCTAGATCAACCGCAATAGGTATCATTGCTTGGGTTATGCAAGGTAAATCTCCGCAAGAAGCATTAGATGAGATCATTAAGGTTAGAAGTATGGCTTGGCCAAATCTTCGCATTCTTAGATTTGCATCAAAAAGATTAAATCAAGATTTAGTTACGCCAGTAAAAGAATGGAAAAAACTCAATAATGGAATTTATACTAATGGTTGGTAAAAAATAATTGACAATTACATTTTTTTACATTAATATAATATTATGATAACAGCAACATGGACATCGTTAAAATCATCTCCAATGATGTCGGAGATTAGACAAGCATTGAAGAAGAAAGCAGGAAAGGGTGAACCTCCTATTCCAAATAAAGAAGCCAATAGAACATGGCGAGAAGATATTCTTGGTATTCTCTCCGATGATCAAAAGAAGGAGAGAAAGAAACAAAGACAAGAAAAGAGTAAAAAGCATAGGGACGAGGAATAAATTCTAATGGCTTCTTATAAGAACATTTTAATAACTCAAGAATTTCTAGATTCAAATCCAGATTCATATTTTGTGTTTGGTGATAATCTGGAAAGATGGGGGCATGGGGGTGCTGCTAAATTAAGAGATCACCCCCATGCAATAGGCTTTATAACGAAAAAATTTCCAGATAATAAAGACAGTTCTTTTTATAAACCAGAAGAATATTCTCTTGTTTTCTTCGAAGAATTGAAGAAGTTGGAGAAAATTATCACAAAAAGACCTGAGAAGAAATTTTATATTTCACAACTTGGTGGTGGATTGGCTAATAAATTTAGAATTTGGGAATTGTTAATCAGGGATAATATTGTAAGGTCATTAGAGAAATACAAAAATGTCATTTTTTGTTGGGATGATAACCTAACATAATTTTTCTTGACATTTTTGCGTTTTTTGTTATAGTATAAACACTATGAAACTTGCATCAATCGAAATCATAAAGTCTATAAAAAATCATACTAATGCTGATTCCTTAGAACTTTGTGAAGTTTTGGGCTGGCAAACGGTAGTAAAAAAAGGAATACATAAAGAGGGTGATAAAGTTGTATTCATCACTATTGATACTATAGTACCTCGTTATCATTGGTCGGATTTTTTAGCAGATACTAAAAATCCAGATAAACCAATTAGAATCAAAAACATTAAACTTCGTGGAGAATTTTCATCAGGTTTGGTAATACCGTTAAGCGAGTTTTCTTCCGATCTTTTTAAAGATTACGAGGTTGGAACCGATTTGACAGAAATATTGGGAATTACGAAATACATAAAAGAAATTCCCGCTAATCTTTCTGGAGAAACATTAGGAGATTTTCCTACTCATATTACATCAAAAACCGATGAAGACAATGGATTAAATGATCCAGCCTTGGTAGATAAGGTTCTTAATCATGATTCTCATATAACAGTGACAAGCAAACTAGACGGTTCAAGTTGCACTTTAATTGTCGAAAATGGTATACTTACACAAGTTTGTACAAGAAACCTTTCCAAGAAGGAAACGGAAAATAATACTTTTTGGAAAGCCGCTCGTAAACTTACTATTCCTCAAAATTGGACAGGTACGATTCAAGGGGAGTTATGTGGTAATGGAATTCAATGTAACAAATTGAAACTAAATGATATAAAACTTTTCGTGTTTCAGATTAGTGTGGATAAAAAATACATGACATATGAGGAGATGAAAGATTTTTGCGAAAGTTCTTTACATTGTGACGTAGTTCCTCTAGTATGCACATTAGGACTTGAGGAAAATATAAAACTTTGGGTGAATCCATTGCAGAAACTTCAAGAACTCGCAGACAAACAAAAATATCCAAGTGGTTTAGAAGGAGAAGGAATTGTAGTAAGACCTTCATCTTATCCTAGAGGTTATTCTTCTCGTCGCCCACTCGGATTTAAACTTATTAATAGAAATTACAAAGACTAATGTATAAACTAGAAAGAAAAGAAAACGAAGGAATTTGGTGTGAAGTAATGCTATCCCCATTTAAGACAAGGGAAGATATTGTAAAATATCATGCAAAGTATAGCAAATACTATCCAAATACAAAAACATCATATAGAGTGACAAATCTGGAAACAAGAGGTATGAAAGTAATTCGATGAGTGTTTTAAATGAATTGGGAGAAGTGGAAGATGCTCAAAATAAATTAAAAAATATGGCAGATAATATTTTGGATGCGTACAATAAAAATCCAGAAAAATGTGGTGAACTATTGACCGAAATAAATTCAATAAATAAAGAATTGGATTATTTGCAAGAAGAATTTTCTAAATTACAAAATGAAATTTGTTGATATTATTTTAGACAATAGTGATTTGAAAGAATCAAAACTAATGCAAGCCGCTCACAAGGCTTATGCTAAACCTGATACTGGAATAACTATCCAGCACAAAGGAGCGTATAATGTAATTAAGGATTGCGCCAATATTACAATAAAATATCTTCCCCATTATATTTTTGGCGCATATACAAACCCCTTTACAACATTAAAAGGTAAGTTTAAAAAACCAGATATTGAAGAGTTTGTTAAATGTTCCAGAGATGATTATGCGTTGGCTCAATTATTGACAATCATTTTGGAGAAATATGATTTAAAAAATGATTCTGTTTTGAATAATATTACTCCCATAAAGGAGGAAAAAAATAATGAGTTTGAATCATCCGATCCTTATGGTTTGTATGGGTATGGTGAAGAAGAGATTGAAATTCAACCTACCAATGTTAAGATGAGCGATGTTGATATTCTGTGTTTGGCATTTTCTGTGTAAATTTAATTTGACAATATACTATATTGTGATATAAATATTCTCTCAAGGTAGTTGGTTCCCGATGAGCCAATGGGACTGAGCTAACTCGGTCGAATACAAAATCGGAAATTGATATTTGACATTTTTGGCTGAGTTAGGAGACAAGGGAGAAGATATGCTCTTCGCCTGTAAGCTCCATGGAAGCGACAAAGGCTTACCCTGATTCGGCTAGTTTTAGTAGACCCGCCATGCCTCTGCTTGCAGGAAGTAGTTTCTGAAGTACAAAGAAATGAAAGCGAGAATCATGCACACTTTGGCGGGTGTTCTTTTTACCAAGCGCAGATGCTCGCAAAGCTCTACCGCGATGGGTGACAATGCAATGAGTTCGAAATCAACATTTAACCCATAGGGAACTTCTTCAATTATTATGTATGCGTCCATAAGGTACTTGGAGGACTAATGATTAGAATGAGAGGTCTTGGTAATGTTTTTAAAAACTGGAATGTTGGTTTAGAAAACCATCATCTAAGGAGTGGGAGATTGGACGTGGAGAACTGGTAATTCGTATGGACACAATTCATATAAGCCATACATCCTATTTTATAGGTACGGAGATGACCGTGAATTGCGTTTCACAGGACGGAGAAATTCGTAACCCCTTTAGCTTTAAAAGGCACACCAGTTAATTTTGATAAGTCGGACGGGAATAGTGTGCTGTGCTGTTCTTAAAAAGCTCACCGTTGCGGACTATCACCAGACTCGATTAGGCAGAGGGTAACAAGTAAACTTCGTCCAACGTGTTAAAAACACGGTAGCCAATGAAGAACTTTCTGGTAATGATCTTTGAAATTTATGGGGGTGAAAGGATTCGACATTGGATTCTAACTTCTCAGTGCATGTAGAGGATGATAGTTGGCCTCTTTAATAATCTATCAAAAAACTAAATGCAGAAGACAATACTTCTGATCTTTTAGCCGAAGCTGAATACATCTTCAACAATGCTGACGAGTTCCTCGCTGGCGTTGAAGACTACGCACTCGCCGCCTAAGAGCCTAACGGTAATCCTCTAAATCCGTTTTGAATTGCAGAGGTTTTGACGATCTGTTAGAAATCATGTAAAAAATATTACGGAGTTTGTTGTAACTTAAAAGTAACAAGGTTGGTTAATGTGCCAAGATACCTTATAAATCAAATACATTAAAGCATGTGTAGATCTGAAAGCGAACGTTCATTGGACACGACTATCATATGTCGTCACCTCCACCACTTTATTATCACATTATAAAGATAATGTGATAAATTAAATATATGGGTAGTTCGTGTAGCGGCAATCACTGGAGACTGTAAATCTCCCCTCTTCGGAGTTCGCTGGTTCGAGTCCAGCACTGCCCACCATTTTTGCGGAGTCGAACCAAACCCCATTGAGCCACCAACTCGATGGGTTTTTTTACATTAAGGACCGAGTGAATCACAGATTTTGTGTATGAGGGACCAATATACTTGCCTTTTTCACTCCTTCATTTATAATATTTTGATTATTCAAAACTTGTTGTATTTGACCAAAAGTTCCTAAATCCAATATATTATTACCAGTATTTAATACGAAGCTATATAACAATATAGATCCAACGTCAACTCTGGAATACTGTGTACCTGATAATAACACGCCATCTACAGTTGATCCGTATTTAAATCTATAAATGGTGTCGGTTATTATCGGTCCTTCGTTTGTATCAGCATTGCTATCATTGAATGAAGGATATAGCGTGATTGATGTTATACCTAAGAGAACGAGTTCGCTATCGATATTAGTTGCTCTTATTTTAACATCATCGCTTATTACGCTACCATTTAATAAATTGAAATCACCTGTGCTATAAACTGTTAATTCTTCATTTAATCCAGAAGATTTTAAAATTAAAACATTTGATAGAATACTCACCATAGATGCGGCTGTATTGTTTAAAGTCAATGCTTTGTTGAAAAGTATTGCTCCAATCGAACGTGTGGCTATATCACCATAATCAATACCAGCACTTGTTGTTTTATAGTATGAAAGGTAATCATATATTTTTCTATTTGTGTTTAAATCTGTATAAGCGATCACATTACCAACACTTGATTCACTAATTGAGGAATCTACAATTAATGTTGGATTTATAGTGGTATTAGAAGATGTATTTGTGTCAATAGGGAAACCACCGTAGCTCAATAAGTGTGCATATTTTGCAACTTTATATGTCCAGTTTCCTGTTACTGCATCACCACCAAGTAGTAGGGTTTTATTTCCACTATCATAGTAATATCTCGTTCCGTTTGGTTTATATATGGCTACGTAAGTGTCAGAATCAGCTTGAATAGTTATCGTAATAGGTGTAACTGATGATATTTCAGGGTCAGTAGCATTTAATATGGTTGAATTCTGTCTTGTTATTGTAATGAGTTTATCACCATCATTAACTACCGTGTTAACATTACAATTTGTATATGTTATGCTTTTCGGTAATGCTGGTGTACTTAAATTGTATCTAATTGTACCGTCGACTAACATTCCGTATAAATCTAATACGGATTCTTGATTAATACTTCCTTGTACTGCCATTCCAGCGAGTGTAGAGCTACCAGATAAAAATATTTTATCTGTTGTTTTAATCGTATTGACATTATATCCGATACCAGCAGATAGCGAATTAGTGCTTAATACTATAGTATTTGTTGTTGCTGAAAAAGGCGAAGAAGCTGTACTATTTAATATTAAAGATCTAGCACCTATATCCAAAATACTACCTATATTTGTTAAATCACCAAAATTGATACCGGTAGTTGTAGTTTTATAATATGACATATAGTCATATATTGATTGAATTGTTGTAAATGTATTATAAGCAGAAACACTATTTAATGTACTATATACATAAACATCTGATTGATATGTTGGTGTTATATCGTATGTGTTTCCAACTTCTCTATTTACTGTAAAATTACCGTCTATGGTTCTTTGGCCATATTTTGTTATTCTATATGTCCATAGACCGCCTGCTTCATATGGCAATTCTATTGTTTGATTGGTTGTTGTAAAGTATTGTCTAACTGATGAGTTATCATATATTGCTATTGATCCTAAACCTAATGATAGATTTAGATAGGTTGGATAGTAATCACTTATTTGTGTATCAGTTCCATCAACTATGGTACTGTTCAATTTTCTAATTCTTATATCCCCACTACCGAGATTTTCTACTTTATCGATAATGCAATTTGTATAATCGATTACAAAATCGCTATCTGTATTATAAACAATGTCAGCAGCAGCATTTACAGAATTAAGGCTCGTCACTGATGCAGAATTTATTTTATCAGATATTATATTTATAGCAGACAATGATGCTGATCCTGAAAGATATAAACTACCAGTCGTTTCAACGCCTTTTACAATAAAACCGCTTTGAAGATTTAGAGATTTGATCGTAAATGTTGAGCCGTTGTATGCGAACGGAATAGATGCACTTGGATTTAAAATTAAATTTTTATCTGATATATCTAAAGTTGTTCTATATGCATAGAATTGCGGGTATGATAAACCAGCTGAAGTTGTATTATAATATGAGAAATAATCATATATTTGCTGTGTATTTCTAAATTCACCATATGCACTTGTTACACTTGCATTTGTTTCCAAAATAGCAGGGTCGATATTCGTCGCATATGGAGGAATTATATCAACTACTGTACCTGTGCTAAATGTACCAGAAATAACTTTATATCCATATCTACCAACTTTATAAGACCATACGCCAGTAGAACCGTTTGGTAATATTATTTGATTGTTACTATTTGTATAATATCTTAAAGTACCTGTATTATCAAAAATCGCAAGCCAACCACCGTTAAGTACTGGATTTATATATGTTGGGTTCTCCAATACAACTACATTTCTTCCAGCTTCTGTAACAACGGTATTTAATCTGTTGAGAGTAATAACACCAGAACCATTATTTTCTACTTTTCTGATATTACAGTTTGTATATGTTATAACAAGTGTGGAATTTGTATTATACGTTAAAGTACCATCTACAACGACACCATTTAAATCTCTTGCTGTTGTTGCGCTAACACTTCCTATTAACGAGACATTAGATATAGCGGAATTATCATTTATAGTAATACCACCTGTCGTTTGTATTGCATTAAAATTATTTCCCGCCGATAGATTAAATGTGCTTAATGTTACAAGATTGGTATTTGCATTATAACTTACTGATGATAAAGCAGCACTATTTAATAAAACACCTTTGTTTGTAAAATCTATAGTTCTACCTAAATTATTAACCAAATCAATATAAGAAGAAACTGTTGGGTTTGTAGTTGTCCAGTATCTACATTCATCATAAACAAAATCCAAATTTCTAATATAAGGATAAGCAGAAACTTGATTTTCTGTTAATGTTGTTGAGGAATCAATAGTTCTATAGAAATTTTTATCTACTTGAAAACCATACCATCTCGCATCTTTAATAAAAGGGTCTATGATTAGACCGTCAAGATAAACATATCCAGTGGATAATGTACTGGTTCCTGTAATAATTACGTTAAGATCGCCAGTAAATGTTGGTGTTAAATCATATTCAAAACTATGCCATGCATTTGGAACTGCTGGACAAGTAAATGTAGTTGTAGGTACTGAATTTCCAAATGTAATTGAAGGAGGGGTTCCAAAACTTGTATCAAATCTTAAATTTCCTTTAACTTTTTGAGTCACACCTTGAATAGATGGTAAGGTAAATGTTTTATTAAAAGTTTCGTTAGGAACTTTTAATCTAAACATCATAGACGTTGTACCATTTTTTCTTAAAGTAGGGTTTGCTGATAAATGATAAAAGAAATTATATGAAGTAAATGTATTGTTGTTGCTTGGATTATAAACATTAATACTTGCATCAGAAACGGTTCTATTACTTGCAGTTGCAAGGGAATAAGATGAAATGGGATTTGTTATTGTACAATCGGAAAACGTGTATTCACCAAATGCGTTTAATGTATTAGCTGTTAAAAAATTAGCTGTGGGATATATAATATTACAAAGATTGAATGCAATATTATTGGAATTGTCAAATTGTATGGCACTAGCATTTGATCTTAATCTGCAATTATTAACTACCGTACTTATTCCATTTACGCCTGAAGGAAAAACACCAATTTCTCCGTTTAAAAAACAATTTTCTATGGTTGCTCTATATCCATTAGGAGATATAGCAGCAGGAGATCTATAAACGACAGTGTTTCTTGTTCTTGTTATAGTATTGGTTGCATATGAAAATCCCACAGCTGTTGTACCTGTACTAGTAAACAAGGCACAATCGTCTATTAAAGTTTCTCCAAAAGGAACACCAGCAATATTAAAAGGTGGATTATTGTTAGCATAAGTGGTCTGCAAAATTGCAATTTTTCTAAAAATGGGTTGAGTCAAGTTACTTATACCAACATAACCTATTGCTCCAATTGTACCTTGAACAGTATTATTTGAACCTCCGGGATCGTTACGGAGCCAAGAAGTATTAAAATTTTCAAAACTGGCATTACTAAATTGATAAATTGCATTAGTGCCGCCAGCTAAATAAACACCAGCAGCAAGTAAAGAACTTTCTAATGATTTTACTGTTACGTTACTAGTAAAATTACCAACTCTTGTTCCTGCTAATCTTGCAAAGTTTAAATTGGTATCTAAAGTAATTGTATTACCAGAAATGTTTGAAATTCTCGCACTCAAACATCTAGTTGTACTGGTAGTATCTGATTCAATGATAATTAAATCATTATTTGCCCAATTTGTACAACTATCAACATTAATTACGGCTTGACCAGGACCAGCATTTGCAGGTAATGTTAAAAATGTGTTTCTTGTTTTTTCTGAACCACAAAAACATGCAGAATTAGGGAATGCTGCTGTGCTACTTTGAACATTTATTACTGCTGATCCTAGAGATGAGCATGATAACGAAATCGAAGCGGTAAATGGTGATGGGATAGGGTCATTTATTGTACCCCAATCTAAAAATGAATTGGCAGTAGCGGCTGCTCCACCAGCAACCCAAATAACGCCTAATGCCGTTAGTGCAGTATTTTGAGTTCTAGATGCTCTTAATGTACCACCACTCAATATAATTGAGGCATTCGTAATAGTTGGAACGTTTATAATTGCTCCATCATCACCGTCACCAAATACACCAACAGTGTTATATGTAACAGTATGGCCTTGCCTGATGACAATTTTATCATAACCAAAAGATGGTGGGGAACCAGCGGCGGGAGCAGTTGGAGTGAATGTACCCGTTGCTGCTGTCAACCAAGGTATTGTTGTCCAATTTCCAGATCCATTTGAAATATACGTTGCCATGTTATGATAATATTTATATTATAACTTTCTTCTTTGCTATTATGTTTGATAATATTCCACCAGAGAAATTTTCATAATAAGCATCTTCACTTCCATTGGTTGCTATGTAGCGATAATATGTTTTATCACTTGGAGAAGATTCATATACATATGTATAAACATCTCCACCAGCAATTGTGGAATTAAATGTTGGAACTATTTTATATCCTCTTGTCAATGTCATCCAATCGATGATTGTTCCATATATTTTATTTGATGCACTAATAGAACCACTTATGGTTAAATCTACACTTGGTAATTTAGTATTAATACCAACTTTTCCACCCGATACAAATAAAATAGCATTATTACCGCCTACTTCAAAAGAAGATAAAACAGATAGGCTTCCATCTATTATACCACCAGTTAAGTTTAAGAAATTGCTATCAACATGATCATATGTTGCATAAGTTGCGCTATTTGTGTTTACATTGCTATAAACACTTTCCCAATTAGCAGATGTATCTTGTACTGTAGTATGAACGTCATTCCAGCTTGCACTATATGAATACACATTCGTATAAGCATTGTCCCAATTAGCACTTGTATCTTTTACAGATGTATAAACAGAATCCCAATTTCCAGAACTCGCATTAACCGATGTATAAACAGAATTTGAATTGGCGCTATTTGAATTTAAATTAGTATAAACAGAATTCCATTGATTCGAATTACCTAATAAGTCATAGATTACATTGTTTGAACTTATCGAACCAATTACAGTTAATTCCACATTTGGTAATTCTGTATTAATACCAACTTTTCCACCAGATACAAATAAAACAGTATCACCATTACCAACTTCAAAAGAAGATAAAACAGATAGGCTTCCATCTATTATACCACCAGTTAAGTTTAAAAAATTACTATTAACGTAATTAGATGTCACATAATTTGCGCTATTTGAATTTACATTAGTATAAACAGAATCCCAATTCGCAGAATTTGCATTAACTGAAGTATAAACGGAATTTGAATTAGCACTATTTGAATTTACATTAGTATAAACACTTAATCCTTTATTAATATCTGGATAAATGATTGACAACAATTCCTTACCAGCGGAAATGAAACTACCACTTGTCCATATGCTTCCAGACGCACTTATTTCACCATTAACAGTAAAATCTTTGTTTGGTGTTGATGTTTTAACGCCAACATTTGGAAATGAACCATTAGCACCTCCTATATGGAAAACTTCGGTATTTGTATCTAAATCATAAAATGATGCCAAATCACCTGTTCCATTATTTGCAACATAAAGTGCTGGTCCAGTATTATTTACATTAATAATACTTAATGCACTAGTTGTTGTATAAATGGTATTAGCAAAATAAGATGTCCCTGTGGCAGATAGATCACCGTAAATTGTCAAATTACCAGTTATTTTCCCACCAGATTTTAATAAAAATTTATTATCAGCTTCAGATGAAAGACTTTTAACTTCAGCTGAAATAATTGCAACATCAGTTGAGAGCTTTTTTACTTCAGCGGAAAGTGCATTAAGTTCCGATGAATTACCAAACGTTGATGTAATTGATTGTATGTATGTGTAAGTTGTGAATGCACCATCACCGCCAATTGGAATAGCCGATATACCAACAAAGAAGGAACTTGCTCCATAATAAAGAGTTCTATTAATTTCATTAAATGCGAGTTCACCGCTGGATAAAGATGGTAAAGAATTACCCAATGGACTATTTGGTAAACGGCGTTTAATGCGAATATTATTTGACATTATCTAATATTTATGCACGAAGACCGAGTGCTTTTGCGATCACATTAGAATAAACCACCATCAATAGGATTATCATCCAATTCACCTTCACCAGCAAATATCTTAGTAAGATCTGTACCACCGCTTAATAGCTGTGTTGCTGTCATCGAACCATTGACATCGAGATCACCATTTATCACAGTATCACCCAATACAGCACTTTGTCCATAAATTTCTGTGGCACTCAATGAACCATTAATTGTTATATCGCCATTGATATTTCCACCAGCAGCATATTGAACAGCAACAGAACCACCACCGCCAGCATAGTCAAGCATCAATCTTGCAAATTGTTTAGCTTCAGTTAAAACTTGATTCATTTTAGCATCAGTGTATCTTTTGGTATCTTGCATGATGGCTTCTATTTTTTTACCATCAACTGACATTTTATTAAGTTTATTTTCAATTTTTTCAATTTTTTTCGATATATCTTTTATTTTATCAGATGTATCTAAGACAATATCATTGGATTTTTTTTCAATTTCTTTTGATTTTTTTTCCAACAAATCATATATTTTATTTTTTTGACTTTCAATCAATTGATTTGATTCATTTTTTATATTGTTCTTCTCCTCTTTGATTAAATTTTCAAATTTAGATGAATATTTGTGTTTCAATTCACCCGTATGTGTTTTGAGCAATTCATCGAAATTTATTTTTAAAGAATTAACCGATTCATTTAAGTGATTATTGAACAATGTTTCAGTATCCTTTTTTGATTTTTTAAAGTCTTCCAATATCATTCCGCTTGTTTGAGAATAAGCGTTCAATTTATCATTCATTTCATTGGAATATGTATTTTCCAATTCTAAAAGTTTTTCTTCTAAAATTTTGGAACTTTTTTCGAGAATTTCATTTCCAATATCGGACATTTTCTGTTCTATTTGATGTTCGTTTAATTCCTTAAAATGATCTGATGCTTCCTTTGATAACAACGATAGCCTTTCCTCAACCGATTCCATCACATATCCATGTATAGATTCTATCTTCTCTTCTATTAAGGTATCATTTTGATTTTTTATATAGAAAAATTCATTCAATAGTTCTTCTCTTTTTGATGTACTATTATCTTCCTTTAAAAGTCTTTGATTGGAAATTTCAATTTGTTTTATTTGTTCTTTCAAATCCATTATCTCGTTGGACATTTTTTTCTTTTCCATTATTGCTTTTTCAACAATAAGTTCCAATTCATTTTTAGATTTCTCTTCGTTTTCTTTCAATTCAACAAGAAGATCATCATATGCATCTCTTTTTATTTCCTCACATATACTGTGATTTTTTCCATCGAGGTTATTGAAATTTATAACTATTTGATTTTTTTTCGACTTTTTTATTCTAAAAGGTATATCTTTAAAAAAATGATTGTTTAAAGAAACATCACAAGAAACAATGTCATTCGATTTCCCTTCACAAATTATATTTTTGTTGAAAAGATTTAAATTAAAAACTCCAAAAAATTCCTCTTTTATTTCATTGGCGAAAATTGTATTATCACCATTTTCCACAAATAAAACATCATCAAACGAAACATTATTGATTTTTACAGACTTTTCCATTATTGAAATATTTAGAGAAGAATTACCTATTTCAAGGGTGAATTGATTTTGCCGTGAGTTAGGTAAATATTATATATGAGAAAGTTATTTTTATTTTGTTTCATTTTATTATTTTTAAACAGTTGCACTGTTTATACGGAAAAACAATCGGAAGCATTATCTCGTTCTGTTTATGCGACAAAAGATTCTTTAGACAGCGCAAGATTAGATTTAGCGGATACATATGCCAACGAATCAACAAGAATAGTAAGACCTCCTAAACAGAGAATAGACATTAAACCTGTTTATAAAAAGAATATTGATAACATTTCAAGTCAAAGTAAAATTAAGCCCACTATTATAAACAAACAAAGAGTTTTAATAATACCAGAAAAATATAAGAACGATACCGTTATCGTTGTTAGTTCAGAAGAATATCAACAACTTTTAAAGGATAAAGAAACCTATGAACAAATAGAAAAAGACAATGCTTCTTTGTTTGAAACTAAAAAATTGGTCGATGAAGAATTGATTCGTCAAATGGAATATAATGATAAGATGATTAGGGATTTAAATATAATGCAGAAGAAGTTAGTGGAAAAAGATCTTGCTATCTTACATAGAAACATTATAATTATTGTTTTACTTGCCTCAATTGGTGGCGCAACCTATCTTAGAATAAAGGGAATACTTTAAGAGACTA